ATTACCTCCGTGGTAAAATTAAGATTAAGCCAAACCAGAATATCACCGTCAATAAACGGTGACCGCTGGACGGATTGCAGCGTCGTATAACCTTTGTAAACGCCCGCATCTTTGCCGTCTTCATATTTTTTCAGGACTTCCGTTTCTTCCGGATTGCTGAAGATTTCCCACGCTTCAGCGCCCGTTATGCTGTGGGTGTGAATGTGCAAAACAGGGTACATTGTTGCCGCGATCACGGCATCGCATTCAATTTCTTTCCCTGTTGCCGTTTTGAGTGTTATCATAGTTTAATCTCCATGGTATGCTATTCAAATTAAGTTACCTGTTCCAATCCGTAAAAAGTCCGCACATTCTCGTAATAGTCAACAACACTGAAGCTCCCGGGCAAAAATTGATGCCCTTGTACAAGCAGCGTCGAGCAGCTGACACTATGCTCCGAATAGATAACGCCGGAAAAAACGGCATTTGCGGCGAGTATGTTTGTCCATGTCACCTGCATATCATCGGATAGTTTTGCAAACTCTACAGCTTTATCGAGTATCTTGTTCCCGGTCACAGCACCGTCATTAATCTTTTCTGTGGTTACGGCCCCGTTATTGATCTTGTTTACCGTGACCGCGCTTTCGGCAAGCTTCCCGGTTGTCACGGCAAGCGGCGCGATCTTCGATTCCAGAACCGAGCCGCCGCCGAGCTTCCCGCTTCCGATGGAGCCGGTTTCAAGCCTGTTGCCGTTGATCGGGCCGCGCAGCGCTTCGACAACTTGAACCTGAATGCGCCGCGGAGCGTTTGACAATATAACGTTATTTTTCTCCGGGTAATTCGGATAACGCCAGCGTTCACAGACGCGGTGCATGATCTTCGACGCGCTCCGGGTTTCGTCAATAAGCCCAACCTGTGAAAACAGCTCAAAAGAAAGATAACTGTAGCGTTCCGGGTCAATGGCCGCCAGGTCCGCAACGCTGCATGTATAGGAGCGTTCCGGCACCGCGATTTCTGCAAGGTGGGCAATGGCCGCTTCTTTCAGGTTCGACGCGATCTCATACCGCGTATCTTGCCAAAAGGCGCAAATCACGCGGTCGGAATAGGTGTGATTCTCTACATAAGGAACGCCGCCGTTTGCCTCTGCAATGGAAAGACCGTCTTTCCCGTAAGCATAAAGCCGGGTGACGAATTGCGTGCTTTTGCCCTTGTATTGAACGTCATGCAGGTTTAACTCCCTTGTCATGAACGTGCCGAGGTTCGGGCCGTTGTACAGGTCCCAGATGGTGACGGTTTTCGTTTCCTGATTGAACCGATAGGAAGCGCCGTCGTAAATCTTCCGAAACTCTTCCAGAAGATCAAGCGGGCTTCCGCCGGAAAGCTCCGTCGATGCCGTGCCGGTCATCCCGGACCGGTCTACCACGGTCCAGCCGGTCGGGGCAACCGCCCGCACATTGTCCGCAATGGTGCCGCTTACCTCATAGTTGACGCGGACCGTTCCGCGCCAGTCGTCCAGGTCAAGCAGCGCCTTAATTTGTGCCGTCTTGTCGCCGCCGTCAATGGCCTTGACCCGGTACTTCGTGACGCCCTCCTGTTCCCGGTCTTCGATCAAAGTTTCCTCTTCAATCGCCCGGTATTCGTCCGCCCAGATGGACAGGGTGAAAATCAATTCGTCCTGTCCGGTCGGAAGCTCCCGGATGTAATAATCATCACACTGAAGCGGCGTGGCGTCTGGTATATATGCCTGAAGCATGTGCGCCTCCTATCAGATAAAGGCCGGGGAGAACTGGACAATCACGTTATCCTCCGCCGCTGCCTGAATCACGTTTTCGCCGGGGACAAGGGCGGGGAAATGCACCCACTGCACGCTCCCGGCGTAGTTGGTGCCGTTTTTGGTGATTGCGCCGTTGATGCCATCAAAACAGAGCACGTCACCGGCCGCAACGTTCTGGAATACCGCGCCGCCGAGCGTGTACGATGCCGCCGCGCTCTTTGCAGTCACCGTCAGGCGTGCGTCTGTGTACGGCATGGTCGAATGACAATACACCGTACCACCACCGGGCACCGTCACCGTTTCCGGCGCCCCGTGCCGGATGCCTTCAAACTCATAGCTTGATTTTATCTGCGCTTCCTTCTCGCCGATGCCCGCCAGCTCTTCCGCGCCGAAACTCTTGCAATAGGCCGTGTAAAAGAATCCATCGTCAGGGATATACAATTCACACTTACCATGCACCGCCGCATTGAAGCGGCTCCTGGCCATCTTTGCCGCGTGAAGCGTCGGAGCACTGAAAACAACGGTCAAGGTGATTGGCCGCAGGCCGGTGTATGATTTCATCATTGTCCAGTTCGTCCGGTTGACGCCGTGATAGATGGAATTGTCCAGCGGCGTTCCGCCGATGCTGTAATCAAGCAGGCTTTTACCGCCGTAATAGGCCAAGGGCTGCCCGTTTATGAGCAAATCATGTAAATTGTCCGTCATTATCCGAGCTCCTCCCAGGCCATCTGTTCGCCCATCTTCCAGGCGGTCGCGCGTGCGATCTCGCGCCCGTCCAGGTTGACGGGGACAACGATATAGGTGCCGTCTGTGGTGCCTGTCGCCGTCATATTGACGGAAACGTTTCGTTCTACATCCTGCGCAATGCTTCCGCTCATTTCCGGCTGCAAGGTGGCTTCTGCGGTGTCACCGATGCCTGAATAGACATCACGCACGACGCGCGTCATTTCCGCCTCGTTTTCTTCAAAGCCTTGCATGGTCCCTTCGACGGACATTTCGCCGATGTATTTGAACTTCTTTGACGGGGACGAAATACCAAGCGCGTTCTTTGCACTGTTCCACAGATTTGTAACGCCGTTGCTCACCTTGCTTGTCAGGTCGCCCCAAAGCCCGCTGATACCGTTCCAGATGCCAGAAACGATATTGGAGCCGATGCTTGACCAATCGGCGCTTGTGAATGCGTTTATCAAGGAAGAAATGATTTGCGGCGTCATTGCCAGCAGGTCCGGGATTGCCCGGACAAGACCGACGCCGAGGGCAACAATCAGTTGCAAACCGGCTTCAATCAGCTCCGGCAAGTGCTCAATCAGCGAGGTTTGAATCTGCGTGATGATCTGCACAATTGCCGGGATGAGTTCCGGCAACGCCGCAATCAGGCCGTCAACCAGCCCCAGAAGCAGCGTGATTCCCATGTCAACCATGCCGGGCAGGTTATCAAGGAATAGTTGCAACAGGCTTCCCAGCAGCGCCGTAACCGCGGAAAACAGTGGCGGCCCGATGGTTTCAACCAGGCCTGGGAGCATTTCGCCCAAAGCCTCGACAAGGCCGGGAATCTCTGTCGAAAACCGCGTCACGATCTCGGCAAGGTTGTTTACAATGTTCTTCGCCGCCGTGCCGACAGTCGCCGCAAACTCTTCCGCCGAAATGGAGCCGTTCAGGAAATTGTCATAAGCCGCCTTTGCGGCGTTCATGCTCCCTTCGATGGTCTTTGCGGATTCATCTGCGGTAGCCCCTGCAATGCCCATTTCCTCTTGCACAACCGCTATTGCATTGACGATGTTGGCAAAAGAAAGGCTTGTGCCGTCAACGGTTACGCCGAGCTTTTCTTGCGCTGCGGTCATGTTCGCCGCTTCAGCGACAAGGCGCTCCATTTCTTCTTTTGTGCCGCCATAACCGAGCTTCAGGTTGTCAAGCATGGTATAATTCTGCTTGGCGAATCCCTGATATGCGTTCTGGATGCTCTGAATGTCGGTGCCCATTTTGTTGGCATTGTCCGACATCGAAATGATTGCCCGGTCCGCATAATCGGCGGCTTTTGCCGTATCGCCGCCGAGGGACTGAAGCAGGGACGCCGAGAAGCTTGTGACGTTCTGCATGTAGGCATTTGCTGACATGCCCGCCGTTTCATAAGCCCGCTTTGCGTTTGCAATAACCGTTTCTGCGCTGTCCCCGAATAGGGTTTCGACGCCGCCGATGTTCTGTTCATAGCTTGCGACAGAATCAAGCGCGGCCTTTGTCACGTTTACGGCGGCGTTTGCCGCCTTCCCCGCCATCTCGACGGCCGCGGCGCCGACCCGACGGAACGCGCCAGTCATCATCTCGCCGAATGCGCTTGTGCCTGTCCTGGCTCCGCGTTCTACCGCGTCACCGGCGCGGCGTCCGGCGGCTTCGCCCTGTTCGGCGGCTCCGTCGTCATTTATGACGACTTTATATATAATTTTTCCGTCTTCGCCCAAGGGTTCACCCCCTTAAAAGTGTGGAGTTCTTCAGGCTTTGCGCAAAGCGTTCCCGGCGCTCTTCTTCTGTGATCTTGATTGCAACTCGGTCCTT